AGAAGTAGTGTCGCCGTCAAACGTAATAGTTCCTGTTACGTCGATGCCTGTGGAGGTTGTACTAAACTTTTGAGCATTATCGTGATAAAAACGAACAGCACCATCTACATTAAAAACAGCAATGTCTTCATCATCGTGTTTACGAATTGCTACTTGATTGTCACTTGTAATTCTAATCCCTGAAGTGCCTGAACCTTCTTGGATATAAGAATTAGTACCGTCTGAGTAAATCTGTAGGTCAGAGCCAGCACCGAAAAGAGCTTTGCGGTTATCAGCAAAGGTTACGTCAGTGCCGGGATTAGTGCCTACTTCGATAACAGTACCGCCTGAGTCTTCTGTGTAGAGGCGCTTGTTAGTTAGGTCTAATGCGGGTTCGCCTTGAACAAGATCACCAGCCGTAGGTGCGCCAGAACCATTCTTGAGTTTAATCGTGGTCATTAATAAGTTCCCCCGTCAACAGTTGACAGTGTAGTAGTGATAGAAGTTGTGCCTGAACCTGTAACTGCTCCAGACAGAGTAATCGTTTCGTTACCAGTTATATAGCCTGAGTTGTTAGTTAGGACAGAAATATTGTCCCCACTCTGTAATGCACTATCAGCCAATGCGCCTTGTGCTGCCGTAGCGTAGTCAGCAGAGTCAAAGGCTTTGACCTGTGCAAGGTTAGTCACCTCAGAGTCCATCAGCGCACCAGCAGCAGTTACGTTAGCTGTGTCCGTTACGTCTGCACTAGCCTCAATACCGTTGAGCTTCGTATGGTCTGCGTCAGTAAATACATTGGAATCTGTTGCTGACTCTACAAGCGTCCGTATTTCAGCTGCGGTTTGGTCTGCTGTAGCACTGGCTTCAATGCCGTCTAGCTTGGTGCCGTCTGCGGCTACGTCACGACCATCAACAGTACCGCTAAGCACCACATTGCCTGTGATGTTAACGTTACCTGTACCTGTAATGTCATTACTGTTTAGGTCAAGGTTGCCGCCTAGCTGTGGCGTAGAGTCACCAACAAGATCCGGGTTAATACTGTTCCACGTGGAACCATCGTAGATTCGAGTAGTGTTGTCGCTAGTGTTGAAGTACCAGTCACCTACCGTTACAGCATTGCCGTTAAGGTCAACAGTAGGGTTGGTAGCAGAAGTGCCAAGGTAAAGACCATCAATTGCTTCTTGAGCCGCCTCTGCCGCTGTCTGCGCTGCTTCTGCTGCAGTCTGAGCAGTTTGAGCTGCAGTAGCGCTGGTCGCTGCTTCTGATGCCTTAGTGGTGGCTGTTGTAGCTGAGGTTGCTGCATTGGTCGCTGATGTGGCTGCTTCTGTGGCTTTAGTCGTTGCGGTTGTTGCGGAAGCAGAAGCGTTTGTCTCTGCAGTCTCAGCGTTTGTTTCTGCAGTTTCTGCGGCTGTCTTAGCTACTTCTGCTGCTGACTGTGCAGTTTCTGAAGCAGTCTTTGCAGTTTCTGCAGATGTCTTAGCCGATACAGCTGCGTTTTCTGCAGTCTCTGCATTAGTCTCTGCAGTTTCTGCATTTGTTTCTGCAGTCTCTGCGTTAGTTTGTGCAGTCTCTGCTGCAGCTTGCGCAACCTCAGCAGCAGCCTGAGCAGTAGCTGCAGACGTAGCCGAAGCAGCAGCTTCATTTGCTTTTGTAGAAGCAGTCCGTGCCTCTAGTGCTACCTCAGACGCATACGTGTCTGTACTAGCATCACCAGAACCACCTGTGCCACGAAATAAAGCCATTGACGACTCCTACAAAAGAAAAGGAAAAGGGGTCATTGCTGACCCCCTATAGTCGTTACTCTGCGATTGCGAGAACGAAACCAGCTTCAGGTCGGTATACCTGAACACCGTACAGGCAGTCAGCCGTGTACAGAGTCGAGAGGTATTCCTGCTTGTACTGGGTTTGTGAACGTACAGCTTGCTGTTCTGCCATAACAACAGCATCAGAGTGGAACAAAAGTGCAGCACGAGTATCAACAGAAGATGCAGTGTTGTCTGCAGCTGCTTCGATAGTGCGGCAGTTAGCTGAAACGTAAACGTCTACACCGTAGAGGTTACCAATCAAGCCAGAGTTTACAGCTTGGCCCGTTACGAAGTCAGAAGACACGTATCGGTCGATACCCATGATGGTGTTACGAACAGAAGGAGGAATAACAAGCGAACGTCCGTCCATAGGTACGTTGTTGTCGTCAAGCTTCTGGATCATGTCACGGAAGAACGCATCAGTAAATACGTCAGCCGCTACCATAGTGTCGTCAGTGTACTGAGTAGTAGTACCGCCGTCGTTAAAGAAACAACCAGTGTGCTGATAGTCAGTAGCAGCTGGGCTAAATACAACAGAGCCGCCGTCACCAAAACCAGTACCTGCTGCGTGTAGATCGTTGTCGATCTGAACAGCAAGAGCGTAACCAGCGTCTTCAGTGTAGAACTGACGGAGGCTAGAAAGCGCCTGTACTTCAACGATGTCTTCGATAAGACGTGAGTACTCGAAGTGACGGTCGATGTCAACAGTCAGTTCGCTCTCAGTGTTTGCAATGATAGTAACTGCAGTGTCAGCAGACTTAGCATTTGCAGATCCTCGTGTTGGCTTAGGTACGTGAAGCTTGTCACCTTTCTTGCCATTCATAGCAATACGCTTGACAAGAGGAGCCATCTTAAGGTTTTTCTGATAAGCAGCAATGATCTCGTCACTCCAAATTTCTGGAATAAACGTTGCCGCTTCAGTCTTCGCAGTATTACCGGCTGCGCCCGGATAAGTTGCAGTAGCCATGTCAATCTCCTAATAGATTATTTGACTCGACCCTCCGCATACGCTGCTAATATATCTTCTGATAAAGCTTGGTATCGCTCAGGGTCTGTTTTCATTAGTTTAATTAAGTCGGCCCTACGATATACTTTTTTACGTGACCCTTCAGCACTACCTCGTGCATTGCCTGTATTAGCTGCCTTTAGTTGTTGCTTACGTGCTTGTTTTTCAACATTAGCCGTTTGCTGGGTTACTGTCTTCCGTTCTTTCCAAAGTGAGAAAAGTTCGTCAGCAGCGTCAGCATCGTACTGTTGGTCAGCTTGTACAAACAGTTGAGTCCTAATTTTAGAAGCTTTAATCCAATCAGCAAACTTTGGGTCATCAAGAATTTGCCGCATGTCTGGATGTTTGTTGTTTAAAACAGATAGCGAAGATTGTTTTCGATATTCGTCGCTGTACTGCCTTGCTTCTTTAACACTAGGGTGGTTTTCAATAGCACGATTAACTGCGCTTTGAGGATCTGTAAAATAGTCTATATCGTCTTCAGGCTCAACGTGTTGCTGTTGAGGTGCTGATTGTTGTGTTTGACTAGAAATATAGTCGTCGACAACTTTACGAAGCTCACCTACTTCAGAAGACTGACGACCTAAAAGCTTTTCAGCTTCTTGGTGCATTTGTACAACTTCTTCTAGAGATTTATTTTGATACTTCTCTGGGACTATAGGTTCTTTTACTTGAGGTTGCTCAACTTCTTCTTCGGGTTGTTGAATCTCTTCTGCTTCGTTTTCAATGGTGTCCACATTTTCCTCTTCAGGTTGTGGATCAAGCATTGTTGCTCTTGACATAATTAAACTCCGTGATTATAATCATTGTGGAGACTTCTTTCTACCTGCTTTTTCGTGTTCTCGTACCCATTTCATGTGCTGACCGGGGAAATCCCCAGTAGAGCCATCAAGGTGAAAAGACGGGGCAGATACCATTTTAGTAGCGTTAGCACCACAACCGCACCTACTGGTTGTAGTACCGCTCTCTACCATTTCTTCAAAGACATGTCCGTTAGTACAACGGAAGTCATAAATTTTAAACATTTACAGGATCTTCTTCTTCAGCTTCTGCTTGTTCTCTAGCAGTTTCAATAGTGGCCTGTAGATTAATTACTGTTGCAAAAGCAGCTACTTGACCTTTACGAAAGAAAAGATCTTCTACGTCTTTTACAGTCTGTACATCTGCTAACTGTGCTGCGTTTGTGGAAATCTCTTGTAAGAGTTGTTTGAAACCTTCGTGATTGAAGAGTTCGAAGTAGTTGTCGAAGTAGGTTTCAAGCTCAGTGTCCATAGTTTCCTCTAATGTTGTTAACTATAGTTTTATTATAGCATACTTTTATGCAGTTGTCAAGCTTTTCTTGTTGACTTTCTGCGTTTACCTGAAGCTGTAACTGCGTGTTTAATTGCTTTGGGGCCTGTCTTTCGACGAGCAGAAGAAGTTTTTTCAGCTTTGGTCATCTTAGCTGCAACAGCCTTAGGACGACAAGAGGGGTAAGGGCGTTTACTTTTCTTTGCGGACTTACGCCCACAAGGTTTACCCGTCTTAACGTCAACCCATTCTTCAGCAAACCACTTGGTTAGACCTTTTTTAGGACGACTAGCTCCTCCTGTCTGACGTTTTCTAGGCATACGTGCCACCACGTTTTTTGTATTCACGAGTCAACCACGCAGACCCGTATGCACTGGGCCATACGTCAAACTTACGTTTAGCTTCTGATTTGACTCTGGCGTACAACGCCTTGTTTTTAGGTGTAGGCCCTGACTTTTTCTTAGGACTCTTTGCACCACCCGTTCGAGTTTTACGTGGCATGTTTAGTACCCCTTTGGCTTACTCTTACCTTTTTTCTTCTTACGCTTACCTGTACAATGTGGCATGATAGCCTCCTTACTTTTTGTGAACTTTTTGAACTTCAAAGTTTGCAGACTTAGACGCACCCTTGTGTGGCTTGTAGCCGTCTGCAGGGTCTTTCATCAGCTTGTAACCTTTACCACTTTTCATCCAGTGATGGCCTTTAGGTGCATTAACTTTCATTTCTTAGGCAGCCTTACTTCTTTACCGTCTTGAAAGTAACGAATTCCGTCACCGTCGCCATCCACTTTAATGCTTCGACTCATGTCAGCTACAGGCAAACCTTTACCGGACTTTAAATCTACATTAGCTACGGTGTAATCTGTTTCGCCTGAAGAAGACATAGTAGCTGCAGTAACACCAGAACCTCCAACAGCACCTCCAGCACCTGCTTTGCGTTGTCCTTCACGATAAGTGCGTTGACCTTTAGTAGCTTTTTCAGATTTTTTCTGATTAGGTTTCTTTTTTGTTTTAAGGTCTTTAGCGTGTTTTTTAGATTCTTTAGCTACTTTTTCAGCTATTTTAGCAATCTGACCTGCGCCTCTAACTACTGCTCCTGCCATTGTTATCTCCTTACCATTTTTTACATGACCAGTATCTAGCTGTTAGCTTACTGGGTGGATTTGTGTCACACTTGTGACGTGCTCTGAACGATTTACGTCGTTTAGGTTGGTCTTTCTTAATAGTCATCTTAGCATCACCAAAACGTATAGTCTTGGTTTTGTCGCCTTCCTTGGCAACTACTACAAACTTTTTAGTTGGGTGATTAGGCGTCCGCTTTGGTTTGTTGTACCCGCTTACGCCCGCCCGTGCTAGTTTTGGGTCCTTTGGCTTGGGCATTAGATAAACTCTCCACCTTGGTTTCCAGCTCCGCTATTCGGTTCCATTGGTGTTGGAACTCTTGGTTGACTTGTTGGAGAAGGGCTTTCAGTTCGTGGTTGGTTAACATTATTTTTACCTTCTATTTGTTTGTTTTTAAGGAGAGTGTCAGCAATCTTCATACGACGCTCAAACTCTTTGTCTTCTTCATCACCTTCACGTAAGTTTCTGGTAATGGCGTTAATTCGATCAATCTCCAACTCTTGAGGAACTGCTTGAGCTTCTGCTGCAAGTTTAGCTGCCCTAGCTTGCGACTCTTGAGCTTGAGAGGATAAAAGTGCCGACTGAGACTGCTGGAACTGCACTTGTGCTTGTTGTGCCTGTTGAGCCATTTGTTGTGCTTGTGGATTAGGTTGTGAAGCTTGGGCTAAGGCTGCAAGGAGTTCTTCACGGTTAGATAAGTTCATGTTGTCAATTACTGACTGAATCAGTGTATTGTACAGTGGTGAGTCTTTGCCCATTGTTTGTAGTAGCTGCACAAGCTGTGTCACTTCGTACTCACGAGCAATAATGCCTAGAGTACTGCTGGCGTTAAACTTATAATCAGAAACTGGATAAGCTTCGGGATCAAACTGCATGTATCGGTAAGCTGCTTTTTTGACAAACGGAATTAAGAAAGATTGTTGGAAGTTGATTAATGTGCGCTTATGACGTTTAATAATAGCGCCAAGAGACATACTAATACCAGCGGCAGTACTTTCGCCATTAACTTGACCTGCAATTCCTGCTGAGTCAACG